ATTCTTTTTTATCTTCATTTTAGGATCGCCAAATCTCACTACTTTCACATTCCCACTGGATTTATCCTTCACATAAACACCAAATTTCTTGCTTTTATTAGGTGTTCGGAATGGTTTATTGAGTTTGACCTGACGACCTCTATAATTAGCCATTATTTTACCATCTTTGAAATATATAGATTTTTGACAAAACTAACCGCTTTTCCAAACATCTTATCAGCTTTTCTTTTAGCTGATTTATATTTCTTTGTTTTCTTGTTAAATGGTTTGGGTTTACCTAATGACTTAGGTCTTTTCTTTTCCCAAATTGATTTCTTTTTAACCATTATTTCTTCTTCTTTTTCTTCTTAGCTTTTCTAGCAGTAGATAAAGCTATTGCTATAGCTTGTTTTCTAGGTTTCCCTGCTTTTAATTCAGTCCTGATGTTCTTACTGATAGATTTAGCTGAATAACCCTTAATTAGTGGCATTACTTCTTCTTTTTCTTCTTCTTCATAGAAGGTTTAACTGATTTTTTTGGTGGTCTGCCGACTTTTGAGCCGTATGTTCCTTTTCCGTATGGCATTTTCCTATCCTCTCTTTGTAATGTTTAAAACATAATAGTTCTAACATACCAAATTTGTAATTAAAACCGATACTTGCAAATTCACCGCAAAAACATCTTTTTAGATTATGCTGCTGATGTGACCAGTTGTAGAACTCAGTAGTAGATACTGTTTTGCCTTTAGGCGGAATAAGTGACATCCTCTAATACCAATTCAAATCCTGCTGATACGGCAGTTGTAGCATCTGCTTTGGCTCTAATCTCAATGTCAGTCTTTTCAGTGAATACCTCAGGGATCAAATATGACCTAGTGAATGGTACGCCAAAAGTTGTTTGATAGGCTTTAGTATTAAATACATCTCCATTAGTTGCATCTTTAGCTAAAAGTTTAATCTCTACTTCTTTCTGTTTAGATGTACCCATGTTTAAAGATAACAAATATCCTTTGTAGTTAGCAGGGATTGTGTAAACGCACATTAAGGTTTGACCATTTGCAGGTGATATAATAGCTGCTGATGTACTATCTACTGTCACTGTAATTGTTCCTACATTAGATGTTCCAGTATTAGCCGTAATCATTCTGGCTCTAAATACTCTAATAAATGTTTCTGTAGTTGCTGATCCACCAATAGTAGCCACTACTGTTTGAAGATTATAACTAGCGTCTAATCCTTGTATCTCTACAGTTCCACCATTATCTGATCCAGTATCAGATGAAGTGACTGTTGCCGTTCCTGCAGTTGATATGTAAGTATAATTTGTTGATCCATCCCATACTGTTTCAAATGTAGTTGGTACTGCGGAATTATATCCAAACTTCTGAATACCACTAAAATTATCTACTATTCCTTTTTGAACAGGAATACCAAAAGGCAGGTCTATATTCTGATCGTCAAACTTCGGCAATTTCTTCCCCTTCTATTGTTGGTGTACTAAACTGACCAATAGGTGCTGCTTTCGCATCTATCTCGCTATCAATCGTATTAATCTTTTCATCATCATCTACTACGGCTCTAGCAATCTGTTTATCTACTTCTTTAGCAAAGGTATCTGAAGGAACACCACTAGCTTTAGCTGCTTGTAGGAATTGTAGATCACTGGCATAGTCGCGCAAATTAAATGAGTCTGGGTAAATTATCTCACCATCAAATGTTTGGTTTTGCCATTCTGCAAATAGTTTCCAGATTTGTTCTTCTGCGTTCTGTAAGTAATCTGCTTTCTCACTTAGTCTAGCATTTAATAATTGAAATTCTGTCTGTAAGGCTATGCCAGATTGCACTCTATCCTGAGTGGCTCTGACTGCTCCCATGTGTGTAATTCTATTAATGGCTTCTACCTTCATATTGATATTGTTCATAATACCATCTAATGACTGGGAACTAGGTTGGATCAGATAAGGTTTTAAGTTGCTATCTAAATCCTCAGGCATTTCAATAATAGATCCTGCACCTGCACTAGCTTCTACGTTAGGTGTTTTTACTAAACTAGGATGATTAGATAATCTGATTAATTGTTCAATCTCAGAATAATCATTGTAAATAGCTTTCTGCAATTCTGCCACATCATTCAAATCAGATATACCAATACCTCTACGCTGAGATTTCTGGTTATATAAAATTACGGCAGGAACTTTGCCTAGCATATTAGGCATCTCATCTAATAGCATAGGCTTAGATGTAGAATATCCTTTGGTGTAATCTTTTAGTCTGTAAGTAGTAATATCTTCATTAGTCCATACTCTAATGGTTGCTACATCATCAAATAAATCTTCTAGTAGAACTAATCTGTTTAAAACATACTTACCATTTAAACTACGCTCAAAATTCCAGTTTAAGACATTCTCAGGGGTATAAAGACTGATGTATGGTCTGATGTCTAATTGTATTTCCTCTGCTCTGGTTTGTGTTTGTACGGCAGGTTTATCTAGGATTGCCCAACAAGTACCATAGATAGATGCGTTCACTTGCATTTCTCTAATCACATTGTTAAATGATCTTCCGTCTAAATCTGCATCATTGATAAAACTCTCTAGCTGCGGATCACCTTGTAATGATCCATAATCTCTTGTTGGTGGAACTCTAAATAGGAATGAAGAATAAATCTGCACCACATTCTTACAGTGGTTATCTATCGGAGTATTCTCTGCTCGTTTTAAATACTCCTCATCAGTTTCTAAAATATATCTATTAAGCTGATATCCGTCTTGGTAGTCCTGACCACCTAGATATGACATTAAATGGAAATGCCAATCCTTAAACTTTTCTTCATAGTGTTTATGTCTGGATGTTAAAAATTCTCTGCTATATATTGCCATTAACTCCACCTCTGGGGTTTGCTAGGTTTAAAATCCCTTCTTACAGGGTATAAATATTCCACTAAATATCCTAATGCGTCATTCATATGATCATAATTGTTATCTTTATCAGGTATGGTCGTGCCTTCCTTATAAATTTGTCTTTCAATGCTTTTTAACACATTTTTACAATGATTAGCAATAAATAAAGTTCTAACTCCATTAGCGTTCTTCAATTTAGTGTTCACTGCATTAATCCTATCTCTAATTAGTGGATGTGTATTTCTAACTCTTAAATTAAATCCTGCATTTTTCAAGATGGCTAAATCCGTCACGCCACCTGCGGATGTCTTTCTTTGCTTGGCAGCAGGATCAGGATAAACGTAGATGTGCTTATCTTTGTACCTAGCATTTATCTCTTGTACTAATTCATCAGTATTGGATGAGTAAATCACTATCTCATCATGGATAATAATCTTATTGCCTATAATCTCTGATACTACGGCACTCATGGGATCAATATTGAAGTCCATACCTATGTGTAGTTCTGCCGTTTGAGGAGTATATTTATCTATGACATTTTCTTTTCTATCAAAGTTGTAATAAATCTGTCCTGCATAATTAACAAATGATGCCTGATATTCTTGTTTAAATGTTCTTTCATCCAGATCAGATTTTGCTTGTTCTATTTCTTGTTTAGATACCTGACCACCCTCTAATGTAGTGAACTGGAATGATTGCCATTGATCATCATCTTTCTCTCTCGTAAATAGATTGTAAGACCAGTTTCCATATCCTCTTGGAGTTCCACAGAATAGCGCTGCACCATTTTTATCACTTAATGTTGGGCGTAGCACTTCAAAATATGCATTTTCCTTGATGTCCGCAAATTCATCCATAATTAAGAAATCTAAACCAACACCTCTTAGGCTATTTTCGTTATCTGCACCTCTCAGGGAAATATCACTTCCATTTTTTAAGGTAATTTTTAAATCACTATGATTTATTTTTCTAACCCATTTGTGTTTTGTAAATTTCTCTACTAAATCATTCCAAACAATGTCTTTAGCCATACGGTAAGTTGGGGCTACATAAAATACGCGCCTTCTGGGATATCTTGCAAACTTAGCCATCTCTTGAATACAAAGATAGGTTTTTCCAAAGCGCCTTCCTGAAATTGCTACCCTAAATCTGGCTTTACAATCAAATATCTGTTTTTGTGCTTTAGATAAAGGCACTAATCAATAGACCATGGGAGCGGTTGATCATTATCTGCTATATTACCACCATCAGATTGACCTAATACTTGCTTACCTAACCAAATTAAAATTGCTGCTGATCCATTCTCTGCTGCCTTTAATTGGAGTTGTCTTAAACGGATTTTAACCATGCTCCTGCCTTTTGTTGTAAATTCCGAATAACTCTTTTCAATAAGGTCTGCGCTACATCCATAAAAATCTGCTATTTCTTTATTTGTGCATCCATAAGATGCTAATTTTTGAACTTCCTCCCCTTTGATATCATATACCTTTGGTCTTGCCATTTGTTTTCCCTCTTTATGAGTAGAGTGTACTCTATTTTAATTTTGTACCGCAATTTGGGCAGGATTTCTCTGTCTTAATCTTGGCTACATCAT